CGCCCCCAGAGGCACCGCCACCCTGAACTGCGGGAAGCGTGAAGGTTGCGAACTTTGCAGCAGTTCTGCTAGTGCCGGTGGTAAACCTCTCGGCGTAAACGAACTTTGGCACAGGTCATTCCGGTATCATGTTTAAGGTTATCGTGAAAAGCTCGGCACTGATCGGCGTGTAGGAATTGCCTATACGCAACAGCCCATACAAAGCAGTGTCTGCTGAAGCGCATTTGATGAGGACGCCAGCATTCGGAGCTTGCCAGTGGGAAAGCCAATTGTTGCTTCCGTCGGTGTAGAACGGGTATTGACCGACAAACGCGATAACGGCTAGGCAATTGTCCATGTCCGCGTCACTTGGCGCGAAGGCCGCATTGTCGTTCGTCGCTGTGGGAGAAATGTCGAAGAGCAAGAGGTCGAAGTTGGGTGGCGTTGCTGCCGGTGCGGCTGTGCTTTCAAAGACCGCCGAGAGCAACTTGACCGTGCCGCCATTGAAACGAGCACACGAAGAAAACGTGAGTGGAGTCGGGGCAGATGTGCTGTTCGTCACCGCATCTTTCGCGGTGTATGCCGTGGTATCTGCGGGCCGTGTTAGAGTCGTCGAGACAGCTTTACCGAGTTGCGTGGTGTAGGGATAGTGGACACTGCTGACCTGCTTTGTTGCAAGGGTCTGGGTAGTGTCTGTCGCGTCTTTAATATCGACATTATCTGCCATTACGAAGCGCCTTCAATAGCCTTGTCGAGAGTTGTGAGGAGCGCTTCTTTGTCGGGGCCATCGGGTGCGAGAGTAACGTGAGCCTTGGCCTCCTCAAGAGCTTTCTTGGCAATCTGGAGTGGTTCGTTGATGACATTGTTTGCGGAATCGACCCGACGTTTTGCCCGGTTGCTTACGTCCTGTAGCTGATTAGCAAATACAAGTACCTGGTGGGCCAGCCCTTTATCCCCTCCATTGGCTTCGGTATCAACTGCGTCGGTGAGTTGCTGGCGGAGATCGGCAAGAACCGGATTCTCGTGTGACTCGCCAGATTCTTGAATCTGGTGATGGGCTTCGATGAGGTCGTCTTTCATCATATAGCGAATATCTTTGAGTTGCCGTTGGAGTAATTGATGGTGATGTCGCCACCGTTCGGCGTTACTGGAAATCCCGAACTGGTCTTGGGCGCGAGGGCTTGGTTGGCGTTTGCGATAGCGTTCGCAAGGGCACTGACAGTCAGACTGCGGTCGCCGGCGTTGGCACCAGCAGAGAGCGTGGCCTGTTTGCCGTTGGAGAAGGTTAGGACCGTGCCGTTGGCAATTGCTTCTGCAAGGGCCTCGACCCAGATGGTCGTTGCAGAGCTTGCGGCGTCTGCTGCCACGATAACGAGGTGCTTGCCTGTCAAAAGTTGGAGAAGGCGGCTAGTGCTAGGTGTGCCCGTGTCTTCATAAATGACTGCGGCTTCTACTGTGTTACCAGTTACCGCCGTGATCGTGGTATCTGCGGCATCGAATACGCCGTTGGTTACGGTGCGGCTCGCCAAGGCAGTTGGAGTTCCGATTTGGCAGCCGTTCACGTCATCGTAGTTGTCCCCTGATGCCGATGGCCCGAGGTTTACGACGTAACCACCAGAGGTGTAGGCCGCAAAGCCGACGACGTTCGTACCATCCAGGCGTGTCAATTCAAAAGTGTTGGCAGCGACGTTGGCGGTTTTGTAGATGCCATTTGCGGAGAGGTTGCCCCCTACCGCATCGATATAAACGAAATCGCCATTCGAGAAACCGTGGGAAGTCGCGGTGATGACGATTGGCGTTGCGTTCGTGGCACCGGTGATCGCCTTGACGCCGGTATCTGTCGCCCCGTCGAGGTCGAGCAGAGCAATTTTCATGGTGTCGGTGTCGAGATCCAGCGTCCCGTCGATCAAGCCTTCTTTGCCTTTTTGGAATAGTACCGTCATGTTTGTTTCTCCATAGCTTTGATCTGTAGGAAGCGGTTCTCTTCATTGACGTTGAGAACTTCCTTAATGATGAATGTCCTCGCCCCGTAGACCAATCGGTCCTTGGTGCTGAGGCTTCGGTAACGCATCATGATCTTGTGCGTGACCGGTGTTTCGAGTTGCTGGGCCTGATAACGCTCCCAGCCTTTGACAGGTTCGATTGAAACCCAGACGTCGGTAACGTCGTTCCATGTCTCAGTGAAGCCGCCCTGTCCGTCACTCGCGCGCGATACCGTTTGAATGGTCACGCGGTGCTTCATCTTGTTGAGGTCGCAACAGCTAACCACGCGAACCCAAGATGCGGTACTGGCTGAGAACCTGCTGAGCCTTGCCGAAAACCCCTTCAGGGTCGTCGCACATTCCCCTTTGCTCGAAGAGGCCAGCAACCTGAATCAGGATGCCTGTCTTGATCGGTGCGGGTACGTTGGTTGATCCGTTGCCATAGCCGGTGACGTAAGTGATGTCGCACGCTGATTTGGAGCGCATGTTCGAGGGCCAGATAGACCCGGAGGTCAGGACAAGACGCTCGCCAGCGGTATCGACTGAGTAGTTGGAACTTGAAAACGAGGATGACGTATTGTCAAGGTCGTAGGTGACCACTGAAGTGATCGACTGCACCGGGCCTTTCGGAAGTTCGATGACGCGCGGAAGGCCACCATAAAGAGCCGTGATCGGAAGGTCGTAGGTTCCTGCTCCAAGAAGAGTATCAATGCTGCTCTTGTTGAGGTCGAGAGTCAGCTTCCAGGTCTGGGTAATGAGCGATCGACGGAGATACTGCTCTGTTGATTGAACTGCCGTTGTAATGAGTGCGGCGATCTGGACATCGGAATCCGTTCCATCGATTCTGAGCCACGCCTTCGCCTCATCGAGTGTGACCGGTTCCGCTGCAGGACCGGTGACGAGGTTCAGGACACGACGCACTTACTCAGCCTTTTTGGCTTTCCGAGCCTTCGGGCTGTCGGGTTTGGTTTCTTCGGGACCATCGACTTTGGTCTCGCGATCTTCTGCCGTGCCTTCTGCGACTGCAACGCCCATGCCTTCGTAAACGAGGGAGTTTGCCAAGGGCTCGTCGAATTCGCCAATATCACCGGGGGCATAATGTTCGGTAGTGCCGTTGCCATTGTGACGGTCGAATCGAGTCAGTAGTTGGATTTTCACTTTGTTCATGCGGGATCGGCGGGGCTTTCACCCCGCCGCCTTCTTTGGTTACGCAACAGGACGCAGGTTCGCGCGACCCAGGACAGCAAGTGCCGACATCGGGGTGCCGGTGCCGTGCGTGCCGCTGAAGTCTGCAAGCAGCTTCAAATAGCGTTTGCCACCGACGTAACCGATTTCAGTTACAGTTGCGGCGGCGTGGGCAGCGGTAAGCGAATAGACGATGCCGTTGCTCGTGCCGGAAACGCCCTGAATGTCGGCGTCAGCTACGTTGGTGTACGTCGAATTGTCGTCGGAATGGGTGAGGACGAATTCGACTTTGTTCGTGCCGGAGAACGTGATACCACCAACGCCGACCTCAATGAGGACAACGGCAGCGTCATATCCCTGCAAGTCCACAGCAACCGGGGTTGAATCGGCGGCGTAAGTGGCCGAGGCGAGCAGGATTGCCTCGGTGATATTGGAAGCTAAGTCACGCATTATGCGTCTCCTTATTTTGAATTGAAAGAAAGATGGGGCGACCGAAGCCGCCCCGAGTCGGGAGTGATTACGAGAACTTGACGAACTTGAGTGCCTCGAACTGGACCACGGCACCACCGGTGCGCTTGGTCGAGTAGAAGATCACGTTCGGTTTGCTGGTGTAAGGATCGCGCAGCGTGCGGATGCCGATGCGATCAACGATCTGGTAGGCTTCTTTGAAGTTACCAAATGCAAGAGACAAAGAGCCGGACGCGAGTGCCGGCATGTCTTCCGCCATCGTGATCGGATAGCCGAGCAAGGTGTCGGGTTGACCGGCCTGTAAGCCAGGTTGCCACATGTAGGCATTGGTCGTGGCTTCCTTGAACTTACGAATCTTCTGGATCACCGAGCGACGGGTTACCCAGTTAGAACCGGCAAGGTAAGGGGCTTTGAACTGAGCGATCAAGTCGAACAGCACATCACCGGGGTTCGATGATGCGAAGTCAGCAGAGTTACCTGTGCCGACATACTGTAGTTGACCCCATGCGCGCGAGCCATCCGCCGTCGAAACAGTGGTGTACTGGGTGAAGCCCTGAGGTTGGCCGACACCATTACCATTGACGAAAGCG